ATGACCACCGCCGAAGTGCCATCCCCATCACCCGTCTCCCTCCCCCACCCGCCCCTCGGTCGATCCGCGCCGTCTCGGGTGACGCTCGTCGTCCTCTTCGTCCTGCTGCTGGTCAGCCTTGCCGCCCGGACCGTGTTCACGCTGTGGGAGCCGGTCTTCGACGGCGAGATCCGCTACGACGACGTGCGCCGGCTCGGCGACGCCTATTGGCCGATGAATCTGTATGTGGGCGGTCCCGGCTACGCGGTCTCCTGGGTGGTGACCGCCGTCTTCATGGTGCTGCTCGGTCGGGGCCGAAGCGCCGTGGTCAACCTCATCGGCGCCCACCTCGCAGGGGTGGGCGGAATGATCTTCGCCCTGGCCATCACCGCCGAGGTACTGCCGTTCGTCTTCGCCGACAGCTCGGCGCTGCCGGAAGTTGAAGCCCGAGCCCTGTTCGACGCCTTCAACGCGCAGCTGCCTCTGCTGGTCCCGGCGATCCTCGGGGCGACGACCGCGATCGGTCTCGGCGTCCTGCTCGTGTTCGCGACCGCCCTGTGGACCGGGGCAACGCCGAGGTGGTTCGCGGCAGTGGGCATCATCAGCCTCGTGGTGCTCCTCGGCGCCCCGCTCGAGAGGCTGCCGCACATGGTCACGGTCGTCAGCTACCTGCTCCAGGTCACGCTCCTCGCCGGACTCGGCTGGTACGGACTCCGGAGCGGTCTGCGTGCCACCGCTGCTCAGGCACGGTGAGGCTGCGAGGATCGAAAGCCATCGGCGGGAGGAGAGGATCCACGCCGGATTCTGCTGCGGCGGGGGTGACGTCCAGGGCGACGCCCGGGTGACTTCGCTTCCGCGGTGAGAGTTCGATGGTGGGCCCAGAGGGACTCGAATTCTCTGCCGAGGGGTGACCACTCCCCCACTACCCCGGTTTCAAGCGGTTCTGGCTTCCCTTGCATGTCGTTAGATCACCCAGTTTTACGATGAAAGTGAGTCAAATGTGAGTCACGAGATTCGGGCCCGGAAACCACGAACCCCCGGCGGGCCGGAATGAATCGGCTGGCCGGGGGTCGGTGGTTCTTCAGAGGTGGTCCCATTCTACCTCAGTTGGCCCTTCCCAGGAGCTGGACGGCCTGGAAGATCGGCTTGCCGTAGCGGAAGCGAACCTCGGGGGCGTCGATCGTGTAGTCGTATCCCTGCCACCGAATCCGCGTGTACCTCGGGTCATACTCGATCGGCTCCATGAGCGCGGTCAGCTGCCGAGTGAAGACCAGGCCAGGACTGGTGCCCTGATCGTCAAGGCCAGTCGATTCGTAGTAGACGTGAGACTTGACCGGGATCAGGGTCGGGTTGTTCCAGTCCGGAGTGGGGACGCCGCGCACGTCGACCAGCGTCGCAATGACCAGCTGGATCGTCTGAGTGTAGTGAATCCCGATCATCACAGTGCCCGTTTCCGGTAGGCGTTGAGCACCGCCAGCTCTGCGAGCGTGAAGCCCTCGAACACGGTCGGCGTCTCCGAGTACTCGCCCACCTGGAACCGCTTCACCTGCGTCGGGTTCGCCGCGACCCGGATGACGGCGAGCTTGACCGCGGAGACGACAGACGGCTTGGCCTGCAGACCGTCGATCGAGAAGCCTTCCCCGCGGGTGTACTCCTTCGCCATTTCCCAGATCACGTCGACGTACGCCGAGGCGAGGGTGACCGCCTCGGCGTCGTCGGCGCGGTTCATGAGCGTGGCGATCTCGGCCCCGGTCGGCTTCGACTGCCAGTCAGCCATGATCAGGGCGCATCCGTGAGGACGATGACGCCCTCGGGGTGGAGCAGCCCGAGGTCGAACCGTGCAGTGACCCGGATCGCCTGCTCGTCGAACTCGGCGTAGCGCTGATCGAGCAGCTTCACGGTCGGGTTGGTGTCGCGGGCGACGGCGACCTCGGCCATGTTCGCCAGGACCGCCTTGCCGGTCGGCAGCTTGTTCGTGACGGTCACCGGGATGCCGAACAGGGTGTACGACGCGCCGGCAGTGAGGTCGGAGACGATCAGGTACTTACCGTCCGCATCCTTGAGCTTGCGCAGCGCGAAGAAGTCCGTCCCGCTGATGAACCACCGGGTCGGGGTCACCTCCGCAGCCGAGGCCATGGCAAGGGCGTCGAGCAGGCTGTCCGGGTTGGTGGTGTCGAGAACGGCCTGCTGAGCGCCAGCCTGGTTGACGATGCCGGTCACGGATCCGTTGGTCCCGTCACCAACGAGGAACGCGGTGTCGAGCTTGCGGGACACGTCGGAGACGAGGCGCTCCTTGAGCACCGCGTCGAGGCCGACAGTGGACTGGCGCAGCAGTTCGTTCGTGAAGCGGATGAGCGTCTTGATCGACTTCCGGTCCCGCGGCATCAGCGTCACCTCGTCGAAGTTGACGTCGTGCTCGGGGATGAGCTCACCCTCACCGACCCATGCGGGGCTCGAGGACGAGACGAGCTTCGGGATGCGCAGCGGCTCGGCGGTGTCGAAGATCCGCACGCCCGAAGACAGGAAGATCGACTGCGCCTCAAGTGGCTGGATGAGCAGGGCGGACACCTGCTCTTTGAGCAGTTCGGGATTCGCAGCGGTGGTTTCAACCATGATTGGCACCTTTCAGAGAAATGAGTGATCGTTTCCCTCGGTGCCAGACCGACGATGGGGAGCCGCCACCAGGACGACTCCCCACCAGTATACCCCCGCGGGGTGTTCCAACTATTCTGTCGGCGCTTCAAACTTCCGCAGGTCGTCTTCAAGCGACTTCAAGAAATTGCTCGCGCGGTTGAGCTCAACGGTCGCTTCTTGCGCCAGCTCTTCGGCGTGACTGGCCATATAGCCGACGAACATCGAAGCGTCGGATCCGTTCGTGGTCCTAAACTTCACTTCGATTGGCCCGAACTTGAGGTCGGCCATTGTGTGGTTCTTCCCGGCGTATCCATCGAAAGCACGGGCGATCTTCTGCTTCTCGATCTCCGTGAGCTCCCGGTCCATCCGCACGGTCACATAGGCCGTGTTGTGAACTGAGTACCAGTCAACGTCGGATTGGTCTCGGTCAACCGTTACTTGCTCAAGGCGGTAGGGGTTCAATGGTTCCATGGCTTCTCCTTCACGTTCGCGACCGCAGTATCGCTGCGAGATCGACCGTAGCACTGTCCTCTGACACGCCCTGGCCGACATTGCCGGTCGGGGTGCGCTTGGCCAGGTACGGCTTGCGGGCCAGCAGCTCGTCGATCGCCGCCGTCAGTGCCTCGGCGTCCTCGAGGTGCTTCTCGTTGAACTCGAGGTCGTCGGGGTCCATGAGTCGCCCTGTGGCCGCGACGTAGGCGCTGTGGAGCTTGTGCGCCAGGTCGTCGGCACGCTGGGCCCGCTGGCGGTAGCGGGCGTTCTCATCCCGCAGCTTCTCGACGTACTCACGCGGGAAGGTGTCGTCCTCGCCCTGCTCCTGGTCCTCGGGCGTCTCGTCGGTGGGGTGTGTCTGGTCTACCCCATCCTCGTTGGGCGCCTCGGTTGCCGGCTCCTGCCCGGTGGCGGTGACCTCGACGTCCTCGGTCTCGGTGACGGTCTGGTCGGTCATGATGCTTCTCCTTGTCGTGTTTCATTGGCAGCGGCGAACAGCCCCGCCGCCGCCAGACTTGCGGGCTTGTTCATTCCCCGGCTCTCGAGGATCTGGGCGAGGTCGGCGCGGGCCTGCACATCGGCGATCGCGCCGCGTGCTGCTTCCCGGTCCTTTGCCGCCTCGATGCGGGAGATCTCGTCGGCGTTGTAGCCGAGGCGCTCGAGCGCGACCGCGGCGGGCAGGACGCCGGCCTGGACGAGCTTCGTCACCGCGTCGGCCTCCTGCGCGGCTGAGCGGGTCGACGGGTCCGCCCACGTCACCCCGATCTCGACCGTCGCCGGGTCGACACCGGTCTGGACCGCGGTGATGAGCTGAGCGACCTGCTTCCATGAGCGTCCGAAGATGCCCTGCTTCGCCTCGGCCTTCGCTGTCAGGGTGGCCTCGGATGCGCGGATGCTGTCGGCGCTGGTCGGGTTCGACCCGGACAGGCCGAGCATGTGATCGGGCAGACCAGAGACCGCACTGATCTCGCGCATGATGACCCCGATCGCGTTCTCGTAGCCGATGAGGTCGGCGCCGGCCAGTTGACCGAACTTCGCATCGGCCGCTTCCGAGATCATCATCCGGTCGGATTCGCCGTAGGGGTTGACGACCTCCTTGGTCCCGTCCTCGGCTTCGATTTCGTCGAGTTCGATGCCGGTCGCCCACCGGCGCGGGCGGGCCGAATACTCCGAGGCGGTGAGCAGGTCCGTCGTCAGCTTCACCGCGGCATCGGTGAGGGCGAGCACGTCGAGCATCTCGGACACGCCGCGGGTGAGCAGCCGGCCACCGTTGCGGAACGCGACGACCGGGGGCCGGCCAAGCGAGTTCGGCAGCGCCTCGACGGGCTCGAATCCCGTCGTCGTGGCACCTGTCGTGCGGGAGACGTAGTGCACGATCTCGTCCGGGCCGTACCAGACGGCTCGGGCGCCGTCCTTCGTCGACCACCGCTTCACCGCCGAGGTGACCTGCCGAGTTGCCGGGTCAGTGGTCACAGCGACTTGCGTGGCCGATTCCACGGACACCAGCGGTCGCCCCTGAGTGTCAGCCCAGACGATGACGTAGGAGTCGCCGAGCAGCAGGGCTTCACGGTGAACGACCGACGAGAGCGTGTCCATGTCGTTGGACAGCCACGCCGACCACACGTCAGGGCGGGTGAACCCGGTGACGCGCAGACGCTCCGCGATCGTCTCGACGACCAGGCGCGGGACGTTGACCGAGACCGACGACAGGCGGTTGCCGAGGTTCTCCCGCGCCTCGGGCGACAGGAACGTCAACGGCTGCTTGCCTTCGTAGTAGCGGGTCAGCCGAGTGTACTCAGCCGCCGGCTCGTCGATCTTCTGCAGGATCTCCGTGAGCTCGTTCTTCGTTGGCATCTTTCTACCTCCTGAATGACACCGTGCGGCGTCTCTTCGGTTTCTTCGTCGCCCTCCACGTGGCTCGTGAGTGGGCCATGACCAGGCACGCGGCCAGGTCGATCTTGCGGGCGTGGCGCGACCTCGAGGCCTTCGCCAGCCTGATCCCGCGGTCACCCTCCGTCACCACAGCGGCGGCGACATGGGCGGCGAGCTTCGGGTCGCCCGAGTGCGAGAGCTTCCCGTTGACGGCGGCTGAGTACAGATCCCCAGTCGCCGCAGTCAGTCGGGTCGGTGAGTGCGGGAACTCCACGACCGGCAGACCCTCGGCCTCGAGCACCTGCAGTGTCCGCGTCCACCGGAACGGGTCGGCAATGATCTCAACGACCTCGAATCGCCGGCACGCCGCCCTGATCGTGTCCTCGACCTCCGAGACCGGCACCCGCCAATGGTCGTCACCGGGAGGCTTCTCCCACACGGCAAGGGGGTGGAAGTGGGGCTCCGTCGCCACGGTGCCGATGAGCAGCGCCGTGGTGTCGTCGGAGAAGCTGCCGTCGAGAGCGATCACGACCTCGGCGCCGTCCTCGATGAGCTCACCAGTGTTCAGGCCGTCCCACACACCGGGCGGCAGGAACCCGCCCTCGGTCTCCGACGCCAGCTGACACAGCCGAGCACGCCGGAACGTCGCCTCGCGCGTCTTCGGCGGCATCAGGGCGTGGAGAGCGTCACGGTGAAGGAAATCGTCGAGAGCGGGATTGGCAAGCTCCCAGCAGTGAGTGCAGTCGACCGGGTGGTGCTCGAATCCTGCCGCCGAGTACTCCCGGAACCGCAGTGTCGTGTCCTCAGGGTGGTCGGCGGCGTACTCGCGCAACGACAGGAGCACCTGATCGTCAAGATTCGGGCCCGGTGTCCCGATCGCCACCAGCACGGACCGTTCCCGCTTGCCCTGAGCCAACTGCACGACCTCGAACAAGTCACGGTTGACGACGCCGGCCTCATCGACGATCGCCATGACGTAATCGAGCCCCTCTGCCGATGCTGCCGAGGCCGGCATGACCTGGAACGTCGAGTCGGTGGCCGGATAGTACAGGCGGTCCTTGAACACCTGGCACCGGGCCGAGAGTTCGTCGGAGAGCTCCACCATGCGACGGGCCGCGTTGAACGCCAGACCCGCCTGCCGCTCGTCGACGGCGAACACGACGACGTTCGCCCCGTCGCCCCAGTTGAAGAACGCGTACAGGGCGATCGCGGCGTTGAGCGTCGTCTTGCCTTGGCCGCGGGGCAGCATCAGCCCGACAGTGCGAGCACCCGAGTCGAGGACGTCGGCGGCGATCTCCACCTGCCACGGGCGCAGCCTCAGCTTCGTCCGCGCCCCGGTGCCCTTGGGCACCTTGACGAACTTCTCCGTCCACTTCACGAACCGCTCCGATTCGACCTTCGTCCGGGGACGGAATGGCAGCGGAGAGTCATCGACAGCGGCCTTCGGCCCAGCCTTCACGGTCGGTCTCCCTTCTGCCCGAAAATACCCCGCGGGGGTGTATAACGCTCCCTGCGGCTACCGGGCGGCGTCGGGGAGTAACTTAGGTGGGGGTCATCCCCCCGGATCTTCGCGGCGATAGCTGCTTCGACTTCGGGACTCGCCTTGACTCCGGCGAGTTCCGAGTTACAGGGCTTGCACAGCACGCGGAGGTTGGGCAGTTCGTAGGCCCATTCGGGTCGGTCCGTGAAGCGGACGATGTGGTCGACGCTGAGCCGGTCTCTGGATCCGCAGCGTTCGCAGAAGGGCTGTTGCCGGCGCAGTCGTCGACTGAGGTTCTTCCATCTCGTGCGGTTCGCATATGCGGGATGGTCGACGTTGGGTGTGCCTGAGTGCGTCGGCAGCTGGTGGTCGTCGCACCGAGTGTCGAGGCTGGGCGTGCCGCAGACGATGCACGGCTTGAGTCGGGTCATGGCGCCATGTCCTCCGTCCAGGTGTTCTCACAGCCGTCGCACTCGTAGGCATACGCGATCTTCGTGCCCCATGGTTCTGCAGTGCAGGGCTCGGTCCTGGTGCCGCATGAGGGGCACGATGAGAGTGGCCTACTCATCGGTGATCCTCGGGTGGTTCTCGATCTGCTCGCGCAGTTGCACGAGGAATCGGGTCGGATCTCCTGGTGTCCCGGTCGCGCTCGAGCCGGTGCCGAGGATGATGTCGACGAGGGCAGCGATCAGTCCCACCGGGTCGGCGTTGTGGACGATCGCCTCGATCGCCTTGTGGTCGTCATTCGCTTGGGCCTGAACGAGGGCCAGGGCGTCGAGATAGTTGTCTCGCAGTGTCATGGTCAGCTCACCTTCAGTTCGTAGTTGACTCCCGTTGCGAAGTCGGACGGCGGTTGCCGTCCTTGCGTTGGGTCGAAGTAGCGTCCATCGTTGATCGCAGTACGCAGGAACGTCTTGAGCCACTTCCCGGCTTCGTAGCGATCGGCTGCTTTCGCGGGGATTGAGAACTTCTCTTCGAAGTACTCAGCGAAGTCCTCACCGAACATCTCCCAGATCTCCCCTGAGACCTTCTCGGCTGCTTCGTCGTATTCGAGTTGGCAGACTTCTTGGCTGACTCTGCCGATCTTCGACTGCTTCATGGCTTCACCGGCGGTCTGAATCCACGTGAGCAGATTCTTGTACGCGGTCTGGTCGAGATCCTTGAGCGCCACGATGTTGGTGGCGGGCGCGATCGATTCGGCAGAATCGGTCGTAACACAGTCCATGATCTGATCTATGTTCTGATCTATAACCTGATGGGGTCCCACTGAGTGTGACCCTTCCTGCACAGTGGGTGTGACCCTTGTGCACACTGAGTGTGACCCTTCGCCCACTGAGTGTGACCCTTGTGGATCGAGAAGGGTCACAGTGGGTGTGACCCTTTCATCTCCTGGATTCTCGCCGTGGAGCCGATGCGGATAGCCGAGGCGGTAGACGTTCGCCCAGCCCTTCTTGACCTGGTTTCCCCCTTGCTCGACGAGGACGAGATAGCCGAGCTCGATGAGGCGGTTGAGGCACTTGTCCAGGCTGTTCCGGTGGATGCACGATTCCTCGATGAGGCGTTTGCGTCCCGGCCTGATGTTCGCGCCTTTCGCGTCCGAGTAGCTCCACAGAATCGTCAGCAGCCTGTGCTCAGCGTGGCTGAGGTCATCGGCGCCCCGCATGCACGCGTTGAACCAGTCGAACTTCTTCATGGCCTATACCTGAGCTCGAGCCCTGGGGTACGCCGGACGTACCCCAGGCGAGCTCATTCCCTTCTCTCCCGGCATGGGCGTTACGGTTGGTTGTCACGCGCGAGGTCGCGCCCTGGCGGGTCTCTCGGGTCGGGTCGGCGCCGGCTCGATATCGTCGAGCATGAGCGGGTCGACGAGGATCTGAGCCACGCGGTCGGGGTCATCGTCGAATCGTGCGAGCACGGCCTCGGGCTTGCAGGTGGCGACCCAGACCACTCGATCCTCACGCGGATACAGAGTGTTCGTGACCAACGCCTGCGCCGTGGCCTTGTCCGCGGTCCACGACATGCGATCGACCTCTTCGGGCACGGCGGTGCGGTAGATGACCCGCGGGAGCCGCGTCATCGGCGTGCGGATGCCGTTGACCACGTAGCCGACCGCCCGGAACAGTTCGATCCACTTGCGCTGCCCGAGCAGATCCTCGGGATAGTACGATTCCCGCATCCACGCATAGCCGAGATGGTCGGCCAAGTTGTCGAGGTCGTCGATGCGGCCTTCTTCGAGCCGGCGGTAGAGCTGTTTGGCGGTCAGCACGACGACGGCCCCCTGAGGTCCAGTCCGGGCTCGTCGCCGAGCTTGCGCACCCGCTCGGCGAGAGCGCAGAACCAGTCGGCCATGGTCTCGAGGTCGTCGAGCTCGATGCTCAGGCACGCCCGACGCTCGCCATTCGACCCGACCTGCAGATCCACGTACCAGGGCGTGGTGTAGCCGTAGCCTCGCTCCTCGAGGCGCATGGGCGTGGCCTCGAGGAAGTACGACTCCCCATCGGTCTCGGCGACTCGCTCGAATCGACGCGACGGACCCTGGTGGGCAACGTCGGGCCCGCCGTGCGAGGTGCACAGAGACGGAACACACCCGGCCATGTGACGAATCGGCTTGTAGGTCGGATCTTCGAACTTCTCCCATTCGCGCTCGACGGGAGTCGTGTCAGTGGGCTGTGGGACAATGGGGGTATCGTTCTTCATGGTCTGTTCACCTTCCAAGGGGTTCGGATCGGCGGCATCGGGTGAGTTCTTGGCGGGACCCCCGGTGCCGCTTTCGTTGTTGTGGCGAGCGATCGCATCGCCCGAGACCTCGAATGGGTCATCGTCAGGGACGCGCTCGTACATGGCGTTGAGCTTGGCCGCTGACAGATTGCCGAGGACGGCGACGTCGCGCCGGTCGTCGTCGAGGGTGTTCATGCCGTCCGCTCCTGTATGGCGTCCCGCTCGTAGGCGAGCACGTCCTCGAGCCGGTAGTAGACGCGGCGCCCGAGCTTGAAGAATCGCGGCCCCTTGCCCTTGTGCCGGAGAGCGGCGAGGGCTGGCGGCGTGGTGTCGTATCGCTTCGCGAGCTCTTCGGGAGTGAAGACCTCGGAGGTCGTCGTGGTGGTCATTTTCGCATCCCTTCGTTTCCACTACGGTGTATTGCACCGCGTTATGGGATACGTTGTCATCATTTATTGATCGTGTCAAGCCTGGTGCGGTATCGTTTCCAATATGGCGGATAAGAGTGATAGACAACGGGGTAATCCAATTGATCAGACTGGGATGCAGGTCGCGACGAACGTCAGAAGATGCAGGCTCCGACAAGACTGGTCGCTGTCGACTCTCGCGGAGGTGATGACCACCAAGGCGGGGAGAACCATCAACGCCTCGGGTCTGCAGAAGATCGAGGCGGGAGTACGCCGTGTCGACGTCGATGACCTCATGGCGCTCGCACTGTGCCTCGGGGTGACTCCCAACACGCTACTGCTTCCGTACTCGTATTCCGACGAAACGTCTTACGCGATCACCGGGGGCGCCGATGCCTGGACTGGTCGGCAGCTGTGGGAATGGGCAAGGGGTCGCGAGGCGCTGCCCGTCGAGGTGGCTAACACCGAGGTGGCGCAGCTACTCGACCAGCTAAGGCGTCACGAGTTCGTGCTCAACAACAACCCAGACGAGAGTGACGGCCAGGACGATGGCGACGATTGAGGCATACGAGACCAAGGCGGGCAAGCGCTACCGGGTGCAGTACACGAAACCGGACGGCAACCGCACGATGAAGCGCGGCTTCGCCACCAAGCGGGACGCCAATGACTGGCTGGCGCAGACTCAGGTGAACGTCGCCAGCGGATCATATGTGGCGCCCTCGGCTGGACGAGTGACGGTCGGCAGCTTGTGGCCGGCCTGGTACAAACGCAAGTCGCGACTCAAGAAGTCGACTCTCCGCGGTTACGAGACAGCGTGGCGAGTCCATGTCGAGCCGGTCTGGGGCTCGAGGGCCGTGGCGACGATCAAACCCACTGCCGTCGAGGACTGGATCGCAGAGCTCAGCGGGTCTGGCAAGTCGGCCACGGTTGTCAAGCGGGCCAATGGGGTGCTCAGTGGCATTCTTGCCGACGCCGTGAAGGATCAACGCATTGCCTCGAATCCTGCGGCCAAGCCCGAGAACATGCCGAAGAAGTCGAGCCGCGATCACGTCTATCTCACACACCAGCAGGTGCAGACGATGGCCGACAGTGCCGACGGGCAGTGGTCGACTCTCATCCTGTTCGCCTGCTACACAGGACTCCGGTGGGGTGAGCTCACGGGGCTTCGAGTGAAGGCGCTCGACATGCTTCGGCGCCGGGTGCGGGTCGCCGTCAACGCGGTCGAGGTGGGATCGACGATCGTCGAGGGTGAGCCGAAGTCGTGGGAGCGCCGCTGGGTGCCGTTCCCGAAGTTCCTCGCACCACTCCTGGCGCAGCAGTGCGAGGGCAAGCAGCCTGACGATCTGGTGTTCACCGCACCATTGCGCGGCGGCTTCATGCGACACCCGAAGACGGGCAAGGGGTGGTTTCACCGGGCCTCGCTCGCAGCCGGCGCCGAGGGAATGGTCATTCATGACATGAGGGCGACTGCGGCGAGCTTGGCGGTCTCCGCTGGGGCGAACGTCAAGGTCATCCAGCGGATGCTCGGGCACAAGTCCGCTGCCATGACTCTCGACACCTATAGCGACCTTTTCGACGACGACCTCAACGCCGTTTCGGACGCGCTAGATTCCGCTCGTTCAGCACAGCTTTCACAGAATGTGAGTCAAAAACGAGTCAATTCGGCCTCGGAGTGA